CCGGACATCTAGCGCGCCTCCAGGGCGGATAGGCGGGCTTTGGCCGCTTGCAGTTCGGCGACGACATCCTGAAAGGCATTGATCATCGCGTAGAGCAACGGCTGTTCATCGAACGAAAGCTGCCCAGAGAAACGCATCTTGACCGCCTCGTCCTCGCGGGTCGGATCGCTCGCCGGTTCCGGTGTCGGGTAGACGCATTCGGGCAGATACGGCAACGCCTGCTGCGCGATCACGCCCCATCGCGTTTTTCCGGTGTCGGTCGTGCCGCCGGTGCCGTTGTATTCGTAGCTCACCGGCTGAAGGGCAATGATCGCTTCCAAGCCGCGCCGGTACGGCGTGACATTACGCTTCGTGCGGAAATCGGAAACGTTCGAGGCCGTGACGGTGCCGGGCACGAACAGATTGCCGCCCGCATCGACCGAGAAACGCGATTGCCCGATGTTATTGAACTGAGTCAGCGTTCCCGCTGCGGTGTTGTAGACGAATTTCCATCCATCATTGGTCCAATTGATAAACCGGTTTGCAACGTCCCCGGCCATGAACAAGGCGAAGTTCGTCACGGCAGCACCGGCATAGACGGGACCGCTCGCTGTCAGATTGCCCGTGGCGTTTAGGTTTGCAAATGAAGCGTTGTCGCCATTCCTTGGAAAGTTCCCCGGCGCGACTTGCGTAGGAACCTGTCCAAATCCCGTGGTATCGACCGCCGCGACGAGTTGCCCACCTAGAAAGCCAAGGGAGATGGCATTCGTGCCGAAGGTGTTTTTCACATAGGGGGCACTGGGCGATAGCGGCTGGTACGTCGCAGCAATGGCCGCACTTGTGGCCGCCCATGTGGCGTATGGCGCCAGCGCCGCGTTCGCGCGGTTCGCCTCGGCAGCAATTCCCGCAACTCTGGCATTCGCCTCGGCGGTGTCGCCGTTCGCTCGGGCCGTCGCCTCGGCTGTGATCGCCGTCGCGTTCGCAGCTTCCGCCGCCGCCGCGCGGTTGGTCTCGACGGTGATGGCCGCGTTTCTGGCCGTCACCTCGGCGGCATCGCCAGCCGCTCGGGCCGTCGCCTCGGCGGTGATCGCCGCCGCGTTCACAGCTTCCGCCGCCGTCGCGCGCGATGCCTCGCCGGCAACCGCTGCCGTTCTGGCCGTCGTCTCGGCGCTGATCGCCGCCGCGTTCACACTTTCGGCCGCCCCGGCCCGCGTCGTCTCAGCGGTGATCGCCGCCGCGTTCACAGCTTCCGCCGCCGTGGCCCGGGACGTCTCGGCCGCGACGTCGGCCGTGAGTGCGATCATGCCCGGGGCGCTCGGCAGCGTGAAGGTAAAGCTGCCCAGTTGGTTGAAGACGGTATCGAACAGCCCGGTCGTGGTGATGCGAGGCATCACCTCGAATGCCGCTTGGATGGAGAGGAACTCGCCACGCATCAGCGTGGACAGACCTTCCGATCCGGTCGCCGGGTTGCCGCTTACATTATAGAACGGGTTGGCCATCAGACGCGCATCCCCCTTCTCATGGAGTAGTGGTGAATGATTGAGTTCACCGTGAAAGCCGCGATGAAGTTGGAGCTACATGCAATCGTCACCCGGATATTTTCAGCGGTTCCGGTTTCATCGACGTCCGTGGGCGTCAGCCCGCTTCCGTCCCAGGTGAAGTTGTCCCACGTGAAGGCGTCCCAGTGCGGCAGGCCGCCAATGTTGAGCGGGACATCCACTGCGGGATGCTGGGCGATCTGGGCGCTATTGTAGCCAAGCTGATAGCCATACCGGATCTCGGCGTAGCTGCCGCCCTGCACCTCGATGGAGGCCGCGCGGAACCGCTTGAGGATGCGTGGCGATTTTATCGGGTCCCAGGCCGTCACGAAATAGGCGTCGATATCGCCGCCGTCGAAGCTCGTCCCCGTGTCGAGCTGGTAGACAAAGCCGTTGGTCGATCCCGCATAGGTCGCCTCGTCATCCGTGACCAAGTTCGTGGAATCGACGCAGTTGATGACAGCGGGAAACAGGATCAGGCCCGAGCCGAGATATTGCTGATTCAGCACTGTGGCAAAGAGCGCAAACCCGTCTTTGAAGAACAACCGATATTGGCTCTTTTCCCGGTTGAGCGAGGATGCCGTGAGGCCGCCGCGTTGGCGGGCGATGAACGGCAGGATGTTGGCGGTCAGCGTCGAGGGCAGGAAGTTTCCATAGTTGAGGCTGGTCTTGAGGGTGACGACGCCGAGGTCGTCCAAAAAGAACGTGTCGAAAAGGTTTTGGGTGGAGAACGGCACTCCGCCGATCCCGGTGTTAAACGTTACGTAGTTGAACGTCGTCGGATCGGTGCCATAGAGGAAGGCGGTATTGCTGCGCATGAAGACGGCAAGCGTTGCCGTGGTCTGACTGCCTGGCAGGGTGATCAAGCTGGTGATGGTGTCGCCGGTCGCAATCTCGCCGCCACCGTCCACGGCGCTCCAGCGGTACGGATCGCCAGCCGACGAAAAGATCAACGAGGCATCCTGCGTGAGAAACAGGAAATTCTTGTGAGCGCGGATATGCGCCGGACGATTGGGCGAGAGGCCGGTCAATATCGGCGCCAGCGTGTCGCCATCGAACGAGAAGGCCGGATTGACGCCATCGCACCCGTAGATGCGCCGGGTGATCAACTGCCCGGAGAAGTTCGCCTTGTCGAACTCGAAGCGCCCGCCAGCGGCCATGGTGATAGCAGACGGCGGCCCTGAAAGTGTCAGCGTGGCGCCACTCGTCGTGGTCGCGGCGCCAGCGGCGAAGGTGCCGCCAACCGGAGTGGTGATGACGAACTGACCGATGGCGGATCCAGCCGGCGGTGCTGCCCAGGCCCCGGACTGCCACATCACCCGCTTGATCGTCGCCGTGACGGCGCCCTGGGTCAGTGTATCGCCATCGAACGGGTTCGCGGTGCCGCCGGCCGTGAAGCTGATCAGGCTGTAGTACGGGACTTGCACCCAGCCTGCCGGCGTGGCCTTCCAAAGTAGCGTCGCGGTCGAGCCGGCGTTGGCGCGGAAGGCATACACGTGATCGACGCCCGAGAACGCCATTGCGACGACGCCCTGGACCGGGCCGGTGCCGGGCACCTTGCCAATCTCATCACGGTAAAGATCAGCCGCCAAGGCCGCGTAGATCGCCGCTGTTTGAGGGTCGATCAAGAACGTTGGCGGGGTCGCATCGCCGATCAGCACCGGCCCAGGCGTGGTCAGCGCGTGCGTTGTATCGAAGACGCCCGTAACCCGAGTGAGCGCGAGATAGGCGATTGGAGCTTGCACAACCGCGAGGATGATGCCGGTGGCGCCAGTAACCGCCTGGGTGATGACCTGCCCAACGGTCGGGATGTTGATGAAGTCCGAGGGATAGTCCGACGTGAAATCGTTGGTGAAGTCGTCGGTAAAGTCCGCGATCTTTTGGGCGATCTGGACGATGATGAAGGTCGCCGCACTGGGCGACGGTTGCCCGTCATACCGCTCATAGCCGTCAATTCGGGTATAGCCGCCGAACTGTGCAACCTCGAAATTGAGCACGTCCCGCAACGCGCCAGGTTGCAGCCGCAGCGTTGGCGTCGTGAGGTCGAGGCCGCCTGCGAACGCCTGGCCCTGCGCGTTGGCGCCGCCGCCAAGCTGGGTCTGCGTATATTTTACAGGCGTCCAAGGATTCTTGGCGAGTGCGTTCAAGGTTCCGCCCTTCGTTGCCGGTCAAGATTGGGCTGGTCGGCCTATCCGATTGGTGCGGTTTTCAGCCAGCCGGTGCCTGCAACGTTCCACGCAATCGACATGACTTGCCCCGCCGCCAATGCTTGGGTGGTCGCCGTGCCCTGGAGTTTTAACGCCACGGTGCAGGCGGCGGGACCGAAATTGTTGATCAGCATACCGTGCCCATCGACCAGCCCGGCCCCCAGCGTCATGGCAGTCGGGGTGCCAAAATTCAGCAGGGCGAACGCATCCGTCACCGCGATGGCGCCAGGGGCGCTGAAGTAATAGTTGGTAACGGCGTAAGTCGGGATTGTGCTCGGGTTGGGTTGCGCCGACGTCAGAAGCCAGGTGCCACCCGCTGCATTCCAAGCGATAGCCAGGATCGCCAACTGTGGAAGCACGATATTCGCCGTGCCGCCCTGGAGTCCCAAAGTGATCGTCGCTGCGCCCAGGCCATTGTTGTTGATGACGAGCGTGTGGCCGTCAACGAGACCGGCCCCCAGCGTCATCGCCACGGGAGTTGCGGAGACGATGACTGCGAGATTGTCAGTGACCGCGATGGCACCGGCGACGGTGTAGAACGTCGTCACCGGCAGCAAGAATACCGGGGGAACCACTTCGAGCGTGCGAGAAAGCGGCGAGCCGCCCAAGGTGAGCCCGGCCCCGAGCGCGAGACCCGTCCCCGTCCCATCGGTAACCGTCTGGATACTCATTATATGATCCAGTTTCCAAAGCGCTGTAGGAGATACTGCATCTGGTACAGCGACGTGCCGGTGTTGGTGAATGTCAAAGTGAACGTCGAGCCATCCGCCGCCACGGTGCCAGCAATGGTCACAGTAGCCCCCGAACCCGCGATGTCGAAAAGGTTTCCAAGCTGGTTGGATACCGAGATCTGCAAGGTCGCAGTCCCTTCGATCGCCAGGAAAATGTTGATGATCGCGGCATACCGGAAACCCGCCGTCGCATCGCGACAGTAGATGGTCATCTCATACCAGCGGCCGACTTGGAACGTTGCGAAGCCTACGCCAACATAGGTGAACGTGCCCGTGGGGGTTAAGCCACCCGCCGCAGTCAGGGTGATTTCGCCACTGCGCAGCGCCGAGACCCCGATGTCGGTCGCAACCTGATCGCCGATGCCCGTGTTGTTGAGCAACTGCCAGCCTGGCTCGAAATAGAGTCCGAACGGCTGGGTGACGAACGCAAACTGATTGCCCGAAACGATCGTGCTGGTGTTCTGCTGGCCACCTAGCGCATAGGCGGGGCTGAGGTACCCGGTGCCGTCATCGTCGGCCCCGATGTAGGTGATGTTGTCCTTCACGCTGCATTCGGTGTTGCCTTGCAGCTTGAAATGGCAGTCCTGGTCGATGATGCCAGCCGCCACCCGGCCCGAGCGCCGGACGATGTTGCTGTTGACGTTGGTGGTGAAGCAGCCGCCCATTGCGATGCCAGCCAGGCCCGAGCGGTCGAGCGTATTGCCGACGATGGTGTTGTTGGCCGCCTCAAACAGAATGATGTTGTTGCCGCCATTCCACTCGACTTTGTTGCCGACGAACGTGTTGTCGTTGGCCCCGGTGCCGCAATAGATGCCAGAGCCCACGCTGGCGTTGATGACGTTGTTGAGGAAACGGCTATCGACCGGTTGCTGAATGCCAATGCCGTTTTCGTGGATGTTGCATTCACTCACGAAAAACTGCCGATAGCCGCAGTCGATCCCCGTGCCGCAATTGTAGAGGTTACAATTGTTCATGAAGATCATGCTGCCGGAGCCGCCGTAGACGGCAGCGTAGGGGACAGTCGGCCCTCCGCCCCAAATGGCGATGCCGAATAAGCCGGCGCTGTTGCCCATCGTCAAAACGGGAAGTGTCTGGGTGGTGCTCAGACACTTGAGGATGCTGCCGCCGTTGAGCGCCAGGAAATACGTGTAGCAGGGGCAACCGCGCAGCGTGAGGCCGTCCGGGATGGTCAACGAGGTGACGATCGACGTCCCGTTGGGACATTCGATCACCGTCCCTGCGGGCGAGGCGGTCAGGAGTGCCCGCCACGCGGCGGTGTCGTCCGTCACGCCGTCAAACTTGATCCCGTGGAGCGTCGCATAGACCGTCGTGAGTTCGGCGGACAGCCTGACCGCGTTCGCGATGGCGATATCGCGGGCGACGACTTCCGCCGCGTCGGCCGCCGCTCGGGCCGCCGCCTCGGCGGTGATTGCCGTCGCGCGGGTGGTCGCCTCCGTGGTGATGGCCGTTGCGTTTGTGGCGATGTTGGCCGCGTTGGCCGCCTCCGCCGTCATGGCCCGCGTCTGCTCGGCTAGAACAGCGGTATTGCGGGCGGTCGCCTCCGCCGCGTCGGCCGCCGCCCGGGTGGTCGCCTCCGCCGTGATCGCCGTCGCGTTGGTTCCGGTGTTCCCCGCGATGGCCGCCTCGGCCGCCATGGCCCTGATCGTCTCGGCAGCGGTCGCCGCCGCCGCCGTTGCATAGTCCTGCGCCAGCGCCGTGTTGACGGCACCATTGATCGCCGCCGGTGTGACTTGCGGCGCCCCGGGGCTGGTCGAGGGCCCTTTCAGGTCAATGGTTGCACTCATGCCAACGCGCCCCCGAAGCCCATCCGTGGTGCCCGAACCGCCAGCAGTTGCGAGTACATGCCGGCGTTCTCCTGCGTGGCGCGCTCGAACACTTCCGGGGCGGATTCATACCCCGCGTACTTCAGCATGGCCCGATACACTATAAGCATTTCGAAACGGGTTGGCAGACCAAGCGGCACATCGGTATCGACGACCATCTCCTGCGGTGCGCGGAAGAAATCCCCCGTTATTGTGTATTGGTCGTTGGGGGGCGGTCCCAGGTTGAGCGACTGATCCGGCCCAATCGCGATGCAGACGGGGCGGGTCATTACCGTTCGCATCGCACCCAGCATGTAGCCGTCGCGCCAGTAGTCGAACGGGATTTCGTCGAGGAACATCTCATTGATGAAACCGACCGACGTGGTGAAATTGCGGAATGTCTCGCGGTCCCATTTGCCGAACGCATCGACGGCGACACCCACTGTCCCCGGCCCGGTGCCGAGCGGATAGCTCGCCTGCCCGGCAATGGTCTGGAACGACACGCCCGCACCAAGAATGTTGCTGCTGCGCATCCAGGTCCAGTCGTCATGATCCATCTGAATATCCGACCATGCATCGGAGACCCAATTCACGATGCGTCCGGTGCTGCCCGTGGCGCCGGTGACGGTCGGCAGCGCCGATTGAATTGCGCTATTGGATGCCACGCCGCATTCGACGGCCGCGCGTTGGCAGAGGGCGAGGAAGTTCATGCGCCTTCATCTCCAAACCATGCTGAGTCACAGGTTACGGCGGCGGAGTTCGGCGACCCAGGCTGGTCCGCGCGGGTTGGCGTCTTCGATAATGGAGAAACTGTGTACGGGGCTGGTGAAGCGCTGCACGATGTTATTCGGCCGCTCGCTCTCCATCTCCTGCACCTTCGTATGAATCGTGTCGATCTTGGCCCGGATGATCACCTCGAGCACCTTGCGCTTGACCGTCAGAACTCGCCCGACCGGCAGATAGCCGATTTCATCCCAGCGGCCGTTCTGGAAAACTTCAGCAGGTTTCCCGTTAACCCAAATGGGATAGGCCGTCGCCGCGTTCTTATCGGAACTGGGTTCCAGCCTGATCATGACAGGATCCTCATTAAAGGCCAGCTCGTCCAGATAGTCGGCGTTGCCGATCTTCTCGCCAATGATCACGTCGCCCGCGTAGGTGCTGGTGTCGTCCTCGATCGGCGCGCGCTGCTCGATCGGCGGCAGCTTGTTGCTGTGCAATTCCTGGCGGGCCATGGATGGAGTGCTTTCGTGGAAAAAGCCGCCCGGCCTTGTTTGCCGGGCGGAAGTTTGCGAGGGATACGCGACCAGATCGCGCTGCGACCGTCAGCGCGACGACGGATCGCCCGGCAAGCCGGGGCAATGGGAGGATGGGATGACAAACAAGGTGGTCGAGCGCGTGGCGCAGGCGATTCACGGCGTCGATCGGTCGATGGCGATCATGGCGGCCGGAGACACGGGGGGACCAATTCCCAACTGGGAGACGGATCGCGAAAGCGATCGGCACCTCTACCGGCTACTCGCAAAGGCCGCCATCGCCGCGACGCACGAGCCCGCCGCAGGGATGGCGAACGAGGTGGTCGAGCGCGTGGCGCAGATGGTTCACGACGTCGATCGGTCGATTACGATCATGGCGGACGAAGACGCAATGGCGAACGCAGGCGTGGAAATGCTGCCCGAATGGACTTCGGAGCCGGAACACCTGCGGCGCCTCTACCGGCTACACGCCAAGGTCGCCATCGCCGCGATGCGCGAGCCGAACGCGGCGAATGGCGGGACCGCCTATGAACTCGATGCCCACTACTGGCGGACGATGATGGAGGCGGCCCCGCCCGCGCACTGACAGGACAAGGCCCGACGAGATTCCCGCCGTGAGAGCAGGCCCTAAGCCAAGGGCCAGGGAGCTTTAGCGATGAAGCGCCAGCGACAACGCGGAGCGGCGGAAATTGGCGGCGGAGCGGCAAAGGCCAAGGCCTGGCGGTCCTGGCGGATTACCTGCTCCGCCGCGACTGGCGGACGATGATCGATACACGTCACCGCACCGCACGACACCCCACGTTACAGCACAGCACAGCACAACACCGCACGCGACGACACTGCACACCACAACACGCCACGTCACGGCACTTTACGCCACGACACGACACTACACGCCACCATAACACGGCACAGGAGCCTCAAGATGGACTTCACCCGCGCACTGGTCACGATCACCGGGACGGCCCCCTATTCGCAGTCCCATAAGCACGACGAACCGAAGCTGGAGGGCGAGCAACCGGACGCTTATGACATCCGGACCTGGCCATCGAAGATGAACACCGAGATTATCGGCGGCCAAGCGACGATGGTTATTCCGGCCTTCGGGTTGCACATGGCGCTCATGGAGGCCGCGAAGTACAGCAAGAAGAAGATCGAAGGTCAGCGGAACGCGACTTGGACCGCGAAACTTCAGCGCGGCATCATGATCATGGGAGCCGCATCGCTCGGCGTCAGCCCGAACGACGTGAAATGCGTCGTGATCAGTTGCAACGCTGACGGAAAGCGCGGCAGCGGAACCCGCGTCACCCGACGTTTCCCGCAAATCCCGGCAGGCTGGACGGCCCGCTTTGAAGTGACGATCATCGATCCGATTATCACCGAGGCCATCTTTAGGGAGATGCTGGAGTTGGCTGGCCTATTCATCGGACTCGGCCAATACCGGCCGGAGATGGGTGGATCGAATGGGCGCTTCGTCATCGAGACGTTGCGCTGGGAAGATAACCGTCAGAAGATCAAGAAGGCGGCATAAAGTTCGCCACACCACGTCACGCCACGCAACTTCACGTCACGACACGCCACATCACGCCACGCCACGACACAACACAACACCCGGAGACGACAGCATGTTTATTGCAGGTCCGAGCGAGGGTTACATTCGCACCCTGACCGATGTTCTTCTCGCCACCCCGATCGAAGGGGTTATCACCTATTCCAGCCTATCAGAAGCGGTCGGCTTTGCTGTGCAAGATCGCTTCTATCTGGTGCTCAGTGCGATCACCAAGGCCAACGCCGAAAGCGGCTCCTACTTCAAGAATGTGCGGATGGTCGGCTACCAGCGAATGCCCTCGGCGGCGGCGGTGCGGATCGTCGGAAAGGATTTCCGCGCCAGGGTTCGGCGCGGCGCCTATCGGGCAGAGCGCATCTACAAGCACACGCTGGACAAGGCCAACGACCTCAGCGAGCAGGATCGCCGCGTCGCGTTTCGCGAGCAGGCCAGCGTCGGCATCCTGCGCCACCTGACCTATGAGCGGAATTTGCCGGCCATCCCTGCCGGCGATAAGCCGCCATCGCACTCCGCGGTGATCCGCGATACCATCAGCGCGCTGCGCCGCTACCGAGCAGAGGATGCAGCCTGACGCCACGACACGGCACTTCACGGCACACCACGTTACCTCACATTACCACACCGCACGGCACAACACACCACGACACCACACCAAACGGCACGACACGGCACGCCACATCACGCCGACTAGGCGCTGGAAGCATTCTAAATTCTGGGTGCCTCCAGCGCCTCGATAGGCCGCCTACGACGCCTGCGGGCGGCTCGGAAGTTGCGAAACGTTCTGGAATGTCGTCGCGGCGACACCCGTAGCCGTCCAGGCGCCCGCCCCAGGCGTCCAAGGTGCTGCCGATGGCGCAGTGCTCACGACGGTATAGGCCACCGGGCAGAAGTCGTTCGGCAGCCCCGGAAACTGCGGATCGTTGAGCAGCCCGCCCTGGGTCGCTCCGACACCCACATTGCAGGGGATCACCTTGCCCTGGCACATTTGCAGCGCGCCCGCCGCATTGACGCCGAAGACCAGCGTGCAGCACTGGTTCGGCATCAGCGGGACGAAAGGCTGGCCGGTCGCCGCGTCCACGGTCGGCGTAGCGGCGTTGGTCTGCACAGCCAGCGGCGCGGTCCATTTGCCGTTGATCGTGGCACCGGAGACGATCGCCGTGGTGGTGAATGACGAGGTGGTCCCGGCGACCGCCCCCACTTTGACCAGGTTCGCCGTGAGGCCCTGGTTGATGTTCATATTGTCCATGGTGGTGGTGTTCCTTTCAGTTCAGCACGGTCGGGTCGAATGCGCCGACCGGGCTGACATAGACAGTGGTGGCGGTGTCGAGAGGGGTTGTGCCGCCGACAAACGCGCCGGCACTGGTGATGATCAGGAAGCCGATCAACGCTTTTTTCACCGGAAACTGCGGCCAGGTGACCGCGCCGAGCGTGGCGCCAGACGTGCCGCCGGCAACCGTTAAGACCCCCGCGCTGTCCACGAAGTAGCAGGCGACGTTGAAGCCGCCTGCCGGTGCCGCGATCCCGGTCAGTGCCGGAAGCGCGGTCCCGGCCGTGACCTTCACCAGCACGCCGCCGACCGTGGCATAGAAATCCGCCGCCCCGATTTTGGGGAAGGCGGCGCCGGCGCCATTGATGACCAGCCCAGCGGAAATCAGCGGTTGCGACGAATAGCGATCGACCAGCGGCGAGAAAAGACGCTGAAGGATACTGCCATCTTTCGGAGCCGACCAGCCCTGGAGGAACCTGCCAAATGTGTCCAACATCAGCTAAGCACCTTCGAGCCGGTATAGCCAACGGCCATCCAGCCCTGATTCTCTATGAGCACGGATTTCCACCAGGCAGTACCAATGTACCCCCTTTGCCCCAGCGGATCGGCCTTGGACTTCTCGCCAGGCGGCAGGTACGTCGGCGAGAGGCTGTCCTTGCCGCGTAGGGCGATCTGGCCCCAGGCGTCCTGGGCGGTGACGATGAACGGGTAGACATCGATGCTAACGCCCGTCGTGGAATATAGGCCGGTCGCACCGATCGCCGCGCCACCATCCTGGATCGAGGGCAGATCAGGGCTGGTGATGAATCTGAATCGTTCGCACTTGCCGATTTCGTTTTGGATGGGCGTGCCACTCGCATACGCCTCGGCCGGCACGAAGTTCGGCAGGTCGCGAATGTCCGGCTCAAGGTCGGTATGGCAATAGACCGTGTAACCTTCCGCCACGGGATCGGTGCCAAAGTTCGGGCCAGCCTTCAGCATCTTATTCACCGGCTTGCCGTGGTTGGCCTGGAGGTTTTTCGCGATCTTGCGAACCATGCCCAGGGTCAAGCCGCCGTTAACCGTGGCGATCGACGTTCCCGCCCCGGCGTAGTACGCATTGGTGCAGCCGCGCAACGCGCCCCAGATGATCATCTCGTTGACGAACGTGACGCGCTCGCCAACCTGCTCGATCATGGCTTTAGGAATATCGTCCTCATAGATCGACGCAGTTTTGTCCGTGAAGCCGTACAGGCACCCGTACTGCTGGATAACGACGGTGATATCCAACGGCACGATGCTGTCAGGCGGCGGCGTCACACCTTCCTGGATTTGGTGCGCCTGGGTGATGGCGTTGCCGCGATCACCCGTGCCGTTCTGGAAGAACTGGTTCTGCGACGATGCTGATGCCGCAGTGGCACCATAGGGAAGCCAGCGGCGCGCTACGTACGTGTCGCTCGAATTTTTCGGCATGGGAACCTGGCGACCAGTTTTCCCAAGCACTTCCATCGGCACGGCATGGGCGAGGATTTCGCCTTTGAAACGGTTTATCCGTCCAGGCGTCAAGTTAAAGGTTTGTACAGCCATGGTATTGATGTCCTGTTATGCTTGGGTTTCGTGCGTATCTACTTGCAAGAAGCCAGCGTCACAGGGCGCCGGTCGTAGGCCAAACCGCGCTAAAGCGCGGCATGGTCGTTGCTAGTCCAGACCGTAACGGCTAGACTTCGGGCGACGCTAGAGTTTGCACCTCTAGGCGTCGGCCCTAACCAAACGAGAGTTAACCTCGAAATGGCTGAAATCAGAATACCAGCGCCGGACGCCGCCGGGTATTGGCATTTTACCTACATCACGACCGACACCTCTGACGGTCGCTGGTATGGCGGCAAGCGATCCACCAAGAAGCATCCGGCCGACGACCGTTACCGGGGAAGCGGCAACTGGGTCAGGCAGCACACAGCCCCGGAGCGGTTGCAGCGCGAGATCGTGGCCTTTTACGCGACCTCAAAAGAAGTGTTCGCGGCCGAGGCTGAGATGATCACCTGGGCGATCGTGATGGACGACCCGCTTTGCATGAACTTGTGGGCCGGTGGGCAGGGCTCCACATCCGAAGCCGCGCTTCATCGCAGCGCGGATCCGGTGTGGCGTGAGAGAAATCTCACAGCCGTTCGTCTGAGGTCAACTAATCCCGAGTGGCGCGCTAACGTCAACGCAGCCGCCGCCAAACGAGCGGCCGACCCCGAATGGCAAAAGCAACATCGCGCTTTTATCGACAGGCGAACACTCGATCCGAAATGGATTGAGAACCAAAGAGCGGCGATGCTGCTCGCTCGTGCCGATCCGCAATTTCGCGAGAAATTCCTGGCAGGTATAGCCAGGCGGAATGCCGATCCGGGGTGGCCTGCTGCGCTCGCGGCGGCCGCTGCCAAACGATCCAGCAACCCGGAGTGGAAGAAAAACCAGGCCGCCACAGCGCGCCGCGTGACAAAGACGGCCGAATGGAAGGATGCCCAGCTTGCTGGCGCTCGGAAGCGCGCCACAGTTTTCGTTGATCTTAACGGTAGGCGGATGTCGGTAGGAGATGCCTGCCGCGAGACTGGCGTCTCCTACAAGCTGGTTCTCGATCGCCGGCAACGCGGCTGGCCCGAAAGCGAGTGGTTAAGTCCCCCCGCCGCACCCTGGTCGCGGAAAAAGCGTTAGGGTCAGCGTGATCGAAAGCCCTCCTCGAACATTTCATCGTCCGACTTGCCAGCCGCCGCCCCGGCATTATCGCCGCGTGGCTGTACCGCCCCCCTGATCCGTTCGGCGCGCGCGTCGTCGCGTGGCCTCGTGGTGGTGGCGCCAGGCTTCGCGACAGCCTTAGTCTCGTTCTGGAAGGTTCGGATTGCCCGCCCTATGACTGCGGCCGACTCGCTGCTGTTTAGCCGATTCTGGTAAGCGACATCCTTGGTCGCCAGCCATTTACGGAACGCATTGTTCGGGTCCGGCTGTTCCTTCGTGATATCGACAGCGCCGACGATCTTCCGCCAGTCCGGGTAGGAATCTTCAAGTGCCTCGATTTCGCGCTTGGCCGTGTAACTTGCCAGCATGTCCTGAAACTTGCCGCTTGCATCAGCGTCATTGGCGCCAGTGCCGGTTACGCCTGCCAGAGCGCGTTCTAGGGCATTCCTTGTATGTTCGGCGAGTTCTGGGAAATCGCGAGACATTTCCAAAAACGCATCCTTCGGAACCTCGATCTTACGCCCGGCCGGTGTTTGCGCTTGGAGGCCGCTCACCAATCGTTGCAAATTGCCTATGGTACCGAACGCTTTCGAGAGCTGGGCGTCGTAAGATGCCGTCTTGGCGGCGGCTGCGCGTACGTCGGCCCAGTCCTTCGCGCTGATCTGCACGTATTCCGGCTTCTCCGTCGCCGGTTCGGTCGCCCTGACGGGTGCCGCCTTGGGCTCGGGTTTGGCCGGGGTATCCGCCGGCTTGTCAGCGCTTGGCGGGGTCGCTGGTGGTTTCTCGGGGAAGCCGGATGCGAAGTCGGCATCTTCCTTCGCCGCAACCGCCGCGTGGTCGTCTTCTGCACTCATTGTGGGTTTGCTCCATCCAGCCGCGTTACCGTGGCTGGTCGTCATTGCCGTCCAAGATAGGGCGGTCATCACCGAGCCTGACGAGGTGCTTCAGGGCTCGTATCTCACCGCGCAGCACGGCGGTTTCGGCTTCGGACTGGATGTTGTCGTTGCGCTTTCGCGCGGCGGCGATCCGGTCCTCGAGGTGGTCTTTGAGCCGCAGCCAGAGGCCGCTTGCCTTGTCGGTCTCTGACAGTCGGAAATCGTTCATCTTACGTCGTCGCCGCTATGAGTTCGGCGTTGGACAGGGCGCGCGGCCAGTAGCGGATCCGGCGAACCCAGCCGTTCATGTAACCCGAGCCGGGGGCGTTTTGCCCTATGCGCAGGGTCGTTAGACCCGTGGGGGTCGGGCCGGCCGCTGTACCTGGGACGCCGCCATTGAGGACGCCCGTTCCACCGGCCTGGGTCACTGCTAGACCGGCTTTGAACGGGACACCAATCGCGAACGTCCCCGGGTAGTTAATGGAGTATGAGGTAACGCCCGCGACGACCGAGGTGGCATTGAATAACGGCGATGCGGATTGGTTTCGTAAGGTGAGTCGGTTGGCGGCCGTGCCGTCGTCCAGCACTGCGACGCCGGCCAAAGCGCCCGAGGGCGCTACCTGCGGGAATATACCCTCCACCACGAGGCTTTGCGTTGGGTTGCTCCCGTAGGGCGTGAAGGGGAACACCGCGTTGTCAGCCGCCCGGGTTGCAACGGCTGGCGTGCCGGCTATCGGCAGGACGACGCTGGTAGGAAACGCGCCGAGTTCAAGTTGCGGCGCACCGATACGGATGGTGAAGTCGATTGCGGCGGCCGTGCAGGTGAAAATCAATTTGGGCTGCACGAAAGCAGTCGTGGCCTGGTTAAGTGTCTGCGTCGTGGCGTAACGCTGCGTATCAAGCGGCGTCGAGGTGGGCAGGAAGTTTGGTCCCGTCAGGTCTGCTGATATGAAGGCGTTTGCGCTTGTCCGCTGGGACATCGCCATATTGAAGTTGGTGACATTGGCCAGCGTGCCGCCAACCAGTCGCACATACGCAGAACCGGTCCACACCTGGCCATTCAACGCAGGGAGCACCGGCGTGCTCTCAAGCTGAATGGCTCCCGTTGTTGTCGAAGCCGTGCCGAAGAAACGCACGTCCCAATACGGTATTCCGTTCTCGGAGCCGGATCCGATTGTGTTTACCGTCAGGCCAGTCGGCGGGCCGATGACGACGTTTGTTGGATATGCTGGGCTACCCGCGACTCCGCCCTCGCCGCGTGGGTTACGAACCCCGTTGGAGCGCGATTCTTCGATCAAGAGACCGAGCGGCACCGCGCCGACGTTGACCGGCCCGGTCGAGGTCGGCACCCAGGCATTGGCAATCGCAGCAAGCTCAAGCTGCGGTGCCCCGATGCGCAACGTGAAGTCGTAAACGCCCGTCGTCATGTACCGAAAGGCCGGCACGGCGAAAGCCGCTCCCACCGGAGCCGTATCGGTCGCGGTGAAACGCTGCAAGTTCAACGCCGCGCCGGTTGGGACGAACGTGGGTAACGACTGAGATACAAAGACGTTGGCGGAGTTATAGTACCGCGTCGTGATTTGCAGGGTCGCGCCGGCTGCGGATAATGATCCCGCCACCAGCTTAGCGTAGAAGCTCGTCGTCCAGCTTTGGCCCGGCGCTACCGCTATGAAGTTGGTGGCATCGAACGCCAATGCGGCGCCGTTGGCCGGTGTTGACGAGGCAAAGCGCAAATCGACATATGGAATGCCGCCCTCAGTGCCGTTCCCGACCACCTGCGTTGGACCGAGCGACCAGAAATTCGGCATGGTGCCGGGCGTGCCGGCGACTGCCCCGACAGCATTGCTGTTGCGCACCCAGTTCGTCACCCCGCCCGGGGTCGGGCCGTAATCATAGCGCGGCACATTCGCCGCCGCAGTCTGTAACGATCCTGTGGCGTCAAAATAGGTCCCTTCCGATCCTCGGACGAGCGTGATGCCCGGATCAATGGCCGAGCCGTCGATGAAGCTCAACGCCAGAACCGGAGCGGCGGCCAAGGAACCGGGGCCATAGCAGGATGGATAGCCGACGTTTGGCCCTGCGGCGCTCGGGCCGGGACAATCGGGCATGGGCTGCGCCAGCGCGCCGGCCGCCGCGATTAGCGCCCCTGCTGCGGTGCCTCCAAGCAATGCGCGGCGGCGTAGCGGCATCTTACTGATAGCCCAGGCCGGAGAACGCGTGGCCGCTGTCGGACGCGACCACCGAAACCGAACCGTTGCTCGGCGTCAGGCCGTACATCTGTCCCGGCTGGATACAGGTCAGGCTGGCCGCCGACACCGTGCCGCTCGCGGTGCCAACCTCGCTGATACAAAGGTTCTGCGTGGCACCGACGGGATTGTAAATCCAGCCGCCGGCGGAGCGGTGCCCGGCGTTCAGGGCGGTGACTGCCGTGCCGCCGGTCGCGACGATCGCCACGTCGAGCGGCACGAGAGCGACGGAGCCGGGCACGGTCACGGTTGCGGCGCCAGCCGGCGCGGCGAGCGCCAGCAGCGCCAAGGCGACGAGGATGCGGATCATGGCGGTGTTCCTTACGCCCTAAGGCGTCGTTGACTGATCGAACGAGTGCCCGTTGGCCGCCCGCCCCGGCACCTGTACCGGCGGCTTGGGTAGACCGCGTTGTGCGACCTCCCGGCGGTGCTTGCGGTCGTTCACCGCGTTGTTCGCCGTGTTGAGTTCTTTTTCTGCCTGCAACTGCATTGTTGTCTTGGCGAGTTCGACCTTCGCCTGGTCGATCGAGACTCGGTGCGCATTGGCGTATTGCATGACCGCCAGGTCGCGTTCTGCCTGGATCTGATGAAGGCGGATCGTCGCGTCAACGTGCGTCCTCTGGTGTTCAAGCTGCACCCGTGCCGCGTCGTTCTGGACGTGTCCGCCTTCAAGCGTGTTGGCCGCCTGCGCGATCTGCTGTTCCGATGCTAGGCTCTGCTGATCGGTCTGCTGCTTGGCGGCCAATTGCTTCATCGCGGTGTCGGCTTGGATCTTGGCGACCGTGACGGCCGGCGCTTCAACCGGCGGTGCGGCGTCGAGCTTCGCCTGATCTTCCTCGCTGTACATGACGTCCTCGGGCGCCAGGCGCTTGGACTTCAAAAATAGCTTCGTCCACTTCTTCGGATCGATCCCGAACGTGGGGTTGCTCACCATGTTGCCCATCGCCGCGATCGACTGGTCCTGAATTGCCCGCTCGACCAGCGCCGCCGAACCGTGCGCGTCAATCTGGAACTCGGCCTTTTCCTCGTCGGGCACGTCTGGATCGAGCAACAGCCATTCGTAAAACTGGCGCACCACGGGCTCGGTAATGAAGTCGTCAAAGGCATAGCCGATGCTGCGCAGGAGTTGGTTTGCGTTGTTATTCTGGAGTTGCGCGGCGCCGAACGTGTCCGGCGTGGTCGCCCCCGACTGCCCTTGCGTAATAAGCGGGATCGAGGTGGTTTCCTCGGCGAACCGCTCACCCAGGGTGATGATTTCCATGAGTTGCTGGGTGACGTTGGGGATTTGGATGGCCATGAAGCTCTGACGCACATCGACCGGGCCGTCGTTTGTCTTCTCCCAAATCTTGTCAGGCGTGATCGTCCAATTGCCGTCCGCCGGTCGGATCGCCGACATGTCGATGACGAATTGCGAGCCCGCTGATTTGCCCGCGTTGTTGAGCAGCGCCCGCAACGCGGCGTTGGTGACTTTCTGCGGCGTGCGCATTTGCTCGGCGACGCCGACGCCGGCCCAGTGCGCCGCGCGCCGCTGCCAGGGGATCGAGTGATAGGGGAACCCGCCTGAGTCGAGCGGGTTGATCGCCGAACGGACAACGGAATCGTTGATCAGCGTCACAATGACATGGCACTCGTCGGGCGCGTCCTGCTGCAAATCCTTGCCTGCCGCGCGGTCGATCGCATCCATCTCGTCACGGGTGAGCGTGCCGTGGAAGTACCAAACCTCGAAACGACCTTTTTGCGCGCCGGTGTTGCGGCCGTCGCCCTCCGTGATGTTGATCTTGTTGGGCCCTTCCGCGAGCACCTGGTCGATCGCGGACGCGATGTAACCCGGCAGCTTCTTCAAATCGCGCAACTGCCGCGCGCTCATGTGGTCGCGCTCGAAAACGTAATCGCCGTCGTGGATGTTTTCGCCGCACGCCGGATCCGGGAAAATGTTCCACGCATCGACCCACATGGCGGACGGGACGATCTTGTCCTTGATCACCAGCTCGACGCCACCGCCCTCGGCGTTGAGCACGGCCATGACGCGCTTGGATCGGGGTGTCGGTGCCTTCAGCACGCCGACGCCGATGCGGGCCGCATCGGCGATGACCTTGCGCACCTCGCCGCGATACTGAGTTTCGACCATCCAATCGTAGATGCGCGTTTCGGCCGCCTTGGCGCTCGCGCGGGCCATCTCGATATTCTCGATCGCCAGATCCTTGACGGTCAGCGGCACGCGAGGCGGGGCGGCTTGTGGTGCCGGTGCGCCTGGTGCGGCGGCTGGTGCGGCCGCACCCTGCGGCGGTGCGGCGCCCGGGGCGGCGACCATGCCGGGCGCGGGCGGCAACGCTGGCATAGCGGGTGCTGCGGCGGCTGGCGGCGGCACTGCGGCGGCTGGCGCTGGTGCTGCGGCGGCTGGCGGTGCGGCGGCTGGCGGTGCCTCGCCGGGGCGCAGCGGACGGGTCAGCGGGGCGCCCATCCGGCTATGCACGACCTGGCTCTGATCCTCCTTCGCCGCGATCAGTTCGGGCACCGGCATTTCGGAAAACGAAAACGCCTTGTCGTCGGTCGGCAGCAGGATTTCGGTCAACTTCGCCACGCCGGCATCGACGTAACGCGAGGTCAGGCGCAGGAAGACGGTCGAACGATGGTCGGTGGTCTTCGGCGTCCGGCCGGTCGTGACCGGGCCGTCCATCGACATGGGCTTGGCCCAGCGCGCATGGACGAACTCATGCCGGTTTGCGTCATCGATGCCGAGATATGCTTCCTCGCACTCCTTCCACGTCGTCTCGATGCCGGACATCCCGCGCGCCGCTTTGGCCTCGTCGCGCTTGGCCGCGATCTGGACGCCGATCGCCGATAGCTCCATGGCCGGCGCGTCAATGTGCGGCTGGATGGCGGCGGCCACGTCATCGGGGAGATGGGCCAAAGTGGCGCTCATGGGCTGTTGAAAACCATTGGGTTAGTCCCCACGTAGTCCCGCATGGCGATGCAAAAACGAATGATCAGTCTCACCGAGCCCCAGGAAACGTCGCTCAAGGCGGAGGCGGAGCGGCTCGGGATATCGCTGTCCGACCTGATCCGGCGGATTGTCGATCAGTGGCGCGACGGAAAGGCCAAGTGACCAACGACGAGGAACGCGAACTGAAGGCGGAGCTTATGCGAGCCGATATAGCCAACCAGCGCGCCGACACGTCCCTGAAGGAAGAACAGCGGCGTTGGGAGCCATGGAAAGCCCTCTCGGCGGCGTTCGGGGCGGGAGTGGCCGTGGCGTCTGGTCTGATCGCCCTCGCCGTCTGGGTGCTCTCCCATCTCCAGTACGTCCCGACTCACTAGGTAACGAAAATGGACCTACGCCCGAAGTCGAAGCGGGCCTTCTGGGAAACGCCGCGCAATATCGCGATCCTGATGACTGCTGTTGCCGGTATCGTTGCCGGTATCGCCGGCTATCTCGGGTACGAGATAGGCCGCCAGCCCCCACCAGCCATCTACGTGCATCTCGATGCGCCGCTGCCGCTGACGCTGGCGGCGCCGAAATGATTTATCCCAGCAGCCCCATCGCCGGATCTACGTTCGCGAACGGCGTGACCTTGGGCGGCGGCCGGTCGCCCTCATTCCTGATCTGATCGACAATCTCGGCCAGCCCGCCAAACGCATCGGCGCCGTGCGAGTGAATATCGTGCAGCGGCCCGGCCGCCTCCATCGTCGTCTTCGGAACGTTGCGCCGGTAGCGCTTTAGCCGATCCATCAAATGCCCCGCGCCCAGCAGCCGGTCAGGGCGCTCGGGTGGCGTGTCCATCTTGCTGGTGTCCATGTAGATGCGCGGGAACATCATGCGGGCCGCCTTCACGCGCGCCTCGGCGTTGGATTTCGGGATGATCTTCACCTTGCATCCAAGGCCGGTCAGCAACTTCCTGGCGTTCGTGCCGGATTTCGGGTCGTGGTTCTCGCCGTCATGCGGCAACCAGTCGGTCCCCCATTTGTACCCAAGCCGATCCATCGCCGTGAGCATGTTCGCGTAGGTGATGTGGCTTTCCTCAAGGTAGTTGACGACGTTCAGGGCGCTGGGATGCGGCTTCTGGACCATGATGCAAACCATCAAGTCATTCCAGCCAAGATCCCAAATCCGCTCCACGGGAAACTTCGGATCGTAGGGGATCGGCCGGGAGCGTCCCTCGGTGATCATATCTATGACTTCGGTGGCGTAGATCGCGCCAGCGAGCACGATGCGCGGCTTGCCGTCCCAGATGTTGGCGTACTCGAGCTGCGAGTGAATGAGGTCGTATTGCCGCAGCCGTTCCTGCTCGGGGCTCCACCAGCCGCAGGCAACGGCGTCGCGCCAGTTCATTTCGCGGACAATTGCACCGGGCGGCGGATTGAGGATGAACCGCTCCCAAACCTCGTCGGTGTCCAAGTCCGGATTAAAGTCTGCCCAAAGCTCGGCGTTGGGCGTTCGGAATAATGTGGGCAGCGCAATCTGCCAGGATCGACGGCGAACGGACTGGGCTTCGTTTACCCAAAAAATGTCGAACTTTTCGTACCCCTTTATGGTCTCAACGGTGTGATCCGCGAGCCCGGTAAAGCGAAATAGCGTGTCGCGCGCGGTGCCACGAATGGCGTTCTCCGTCACCTTGTAGTAGGCGCCTAGGTCGAGCGCCTTAATCTGGTCGATAAGTAGCTGATGAACGCTTTCGACCAATGATTTCTGTACTTCGCGGCAGCAAAGGATACGTAGGTCTTGATGCACGCCGAGCGTCAACAAAGCGCGGGAAAATGACCACGACTTGAGAGAAGACCGGCCGCCCCATGCGACCTTGTACGGGTGGCACTCCAGGAGGAACGCCAGCTTCCGCGGTAGCTGGAGGCGCACCAGCTTCTCGGGCGCAGGCTGGCGTTTTAAGCTGACGCTCATGGATACCAATCACATGGGGGACAGGCGATGACCGCGACGAGGGACGAGGACGACAAAGCGATTCTTCACAACCCGCCAAACCACCTGCTGCGGATCGACGCGATATGGGCGTTTGTTTCGGTGGACGAGGACGGCAACGAAGGCTTGTGCGCCATGACCCTCCCCGGCCTTGGCCTCACCCCGCTCATAGCCGCCGATGAAGCCCGGCTGGAATCGCTGCGGCGATCGGCGCAGTCATTGGCCACCAAGAGCGGCAAGGCCGTGCGCCTCATCCGGCTGCACAGCCGCGAAGATTTGGAGGTGATCAAGCCTTGACCGCGACGAGGGACGAGCACCTCGCGTGGTGCAAGCGGGAGGCGATGGCGTATTGGAATGCCGGCGATCTCAAGAACGCGGTCGCATCAATGATGAGCGACATGGGGAAGCATCCAGAGACGAGTGGCCATTCCCCCGTCCTGGACGAACTCGCCTTCCGGTACCTGCTGGATGAGGACGCGGAAGGCGTTCGCCGCTGGATCGAGGGCTTCCGCTAGGGCGCAGGCGGCATGTCCGGCTTGTACGGTGTCGCCACCGGCAAGCCGTCCTCGTCCAGCCCGAGCGCATCCAGCACCGCCGCCGCCACGTCCGCATCAATCCAGCCCCCGGCGATGCGCGCCGCTTGCAGCAGCTCGGCGATGCGTTCCAGCGCGCTCACGCGGCAGGGCCCTTCGCCGGGGCATTGGGGAACGTCGCCACGCCCGTCGTTGGTGTCAGGGCGCCTGTCGAGGCATTGGGAACAGCCTGCGCCACGCTGGGCGTTGCCGTCGCGGCGTCCGCGCTCTGCTGGGCGGCGTTTGCGTTCTGCTGCGCGGTCAACTGGTCCCGCGCCTCCTTCGCCTTCTCGGCCGCCTCCTTAGCCGCCGCCTCGGCGGCGGTGACCTGATCCTCTGTCACCAGCGACGGATCGACTGCCGGCGTGGGGTTCTTCGCCTCGCCGTTCACATCCAGCCCGAGCTGCATCAGCAGATCAGCGGCAACGGCTTCGTCGGTCCAGTGCCGCGCGGCGCGGTGACTGGCGAGCACGGCGACGGCGCACGCAAGGTTGGTCATCTTGGTCATGGTCGGTCCTCCTCGGTTGGAATTTCGGCAGTCGGGGCGGCAGGGTTGGCAGGCCAAAACCGCCTTGGTAGCGTCATCGCGTTAGCCGTCACGCCACCGCACACCACAGCACACCACACCACGACACCACACGACACGCCACGGCACTTCACGCCACGACACAACACATCACCCGACGAGCTGCACAAGATTTGCTGCATCGAAGCCCGGCCGGCTCTTTGCCGGCTGGTGCTGGTCGGTCGGAGCGTCGCCCATTAATTCAATGACAACGCGCATGGGCGTGTCGCCTGGCTTGCCATCGTCCACGATCACCCGTTCCGTCCACCCCATCCGTGAGGCGGTCCACCATTTCGCGGCGACGACGGCCTCTTTGCCGCCGCGCTGCATGGCCGCCGCCAGCGCACTGACCGCCAGGCCGTCCATCGTCGCCTTCCCGGTCGCCAGCTCGTCTTTGTAGTGCTTCACCAGCGTCGGCCGGGTGATCCCGAGAGACTGCGCGATCAGGGCTTGGTCGATGCCGCCGCCGCTCCAGACCGTAACCCGCATCTGGCTTGCCTTGTCTGGCACATGCGTCGGCTTGCCGTGCCGTGAGCGCTTCGTATTGGGCGGCAACGCGGGCGGGGGCGCGGGGGCGCGTTTCGGTGCCGGGGCAGTTTTGGCCGTTTTGGGGGCGGTTTTGGCCGTTTTGGACTGGACAAAATTGGGTCCGATTTTTGTCCGATTTGGCTTACGTGCCATCGAGGCGCCTCTAGCGGTTGATCAGGCCCGGCGCCGCCATCGCGACCATGGGCTTCGTGTTGCGCGGCGGCTTGCGCTTGCCGGCCTTCTTTTCCGAGGCCGCCCGTTTGGTCGGCATCTTGCTTCCGGCAAACTTGCCTATGCGTGGCGGTGGAGCGCTGGGCATGGGCTAGTACTTTTGGCCGCTCGGCCCACTCGCAGGCGTCGGGCTCTTGCTGGCGGTGAATCCGGCGTTGAGTTGATCGTCGCTGTTGCCTGGCGCGCCCTCGGACGACTTGTCCTCGTTCATGATGTCCATTGCGATTTTAAGGGCACTGCCGATGCTGTCGGCCGGTTGACCACCATCGCCGCCGCCCATCCCGCCGCCGCCAGGCGGCGGTGCGCCGCCAGCCGGGCCGCCGCCAGCAGCACCCATGGCATCGGCGTCGTCGGCAGACAGATCGGCGCCGCCGTCCGGCTTGTCGCCCGTGTAGACGATGTATGACCCGTCCTCGGCCTTGCAGATCGTCACCACCGTCACCGTGCCGTCGTCGCCGCCGGTATCATCGCCACCAGCCCCGGCCGTGGGATCGGGTGGCGCCATGCCAGCGCCAGCGCCAGCCGTGGGATCGAGGGGCGGCGGGCCGCCAGCAGCGGCGCCGGGTGGAGGGGGAAGTGCCATAATCTCTATCTCCTGATGGTTTGACCGAGCGCGTGCGTGTCGTGGTTGACGGGTTTGCAAACGGGTCAACCAGCCAATTATTGGTTACGGTGGCCCAATTAAATAGGCTCAATTAGCCTGTTTTTCCTCGCAAACTTGGCTCAATGGGAATACTGTCCTAATCAGCGGTCGGGCAATCAAGCCTCGGCCCGAGGGACCAAACCGATGAGAAACGCCACAATCGAGGTTCGCCGCGCGCTTGCGATCACGAGCGCCGCGCTCGTCTTCGCGATGACGCTGACAGCCGCCGTCATGCTGTCCACCCGGCACGCGCAGGGATCGTACTGCGAGGTCGCGGACGCCAACGCCCGCATCGTCTACTGCCCGCCCCGCGTCTCCGTCGCCCAAGGAGCCACCCCATGAGCGCCCTGCTCGAACGCCTGATCATCGACCACCTGGTCGCCGACCTTCTCGCCAAGGGCGCCCTACTGGGCGTCAACGACGGCGAGGAAACGACCTTGAAGCACTCGGCCGACCCGGTCGCCATCAAGGCCGCCATGTTCACCACGGACGAGGACTGGCTGTTGGTGTGGCCTGCGGGCGATCACCACCAGCGGAGCAACACCGGCTGGGTCCGCCTGATCTACGGCAACGGCGAAGACCTGATCAGCGACTACTCGACCAACCTCGAGGCACTGATCGCCCCGACGAATGCATGGATCGAGAAGGGGGCAGCATGACCCGCGCCACGCGGGTTGCGCACGTGGTCAGCATCACCGCTAAGCAGCGCGCGGTTTTAGAGGCCGGCGTGATCGAGGGTTACGCCAGCGGCAGCGGCTTTTACCCCGTCGCGTCATTCGACCTTGGCGGCGTCAAAGTCACCGCGACGGTGAATGCACTGATCAAGCGACGGCTGATGTCACAAACGATTCACGGGGGCGCTTACGGCGGCCCCGTGTCGGCTTCTATCACCGAGGCCGGGCGCCTCGCACTCGCGGAGGGAACCACGCCATGAGCGCCTGCGGTCAGTTCCGGCTGATCTGCACGGTGGACGGCATAGCGTTTGAAAGGCTGGGTCGGTACCTCGCTCTTTCCGAAGCGCAGCATGATGGCGACTTTTGGCTTGGCGACATGGAGGAAGACCCGAACGTCGCGAGTTCGGATTTTCATTACACAATCGAGGACATCGCGACGGGCGCTGAAGTGTACCGGCGCGAGGCGTATGTGTGAAATCCCTACACCGCCGTCGTTTCGCCGGGGGATTCCCAACCGGCACGATGCGCCTATAGTCATTCACGGAAGATTACCATGACCATACGCGAAACCCTGGCTCGGCTTAGCCTCACACAAACCGGCGCGGCGCGACTGATCGGCGTCCATTCGCGCACCGTGCGCGGCTGGTGCGAGCCACCCTCAGGGAAAGGCCATCGCGATGTGCCGGCGCCAGTTTGGCGGTTGCTCGACCTGATGGAGCATGTGCCGGGCGCTCGCGAACGGCTGATCGACATGATCGAAACTGCCGGACATGACTGAAGATGATCGCTTCATGGCCATCTGCCAGGGCCACGAAGAACCCGAACCCGTTGCATTCCAAGCTGGCCACGATGCGCACGCCGCCGGGCTCGGGTTTCACGAATGCCCGTATCAACCGTCCCATTGCGTTGCAGCGCTAAGCTGGCGCATCGGTTGGAATCAGCGAGCGCTCTCACAACACTAAGGCCGCGATGCGATGCATAACGATCTGATTTTCCTCAGTTGGTTGATCACCGAATGCGGTTATCGAAATCCAAAACCCATCGGCGACGGGCGGTGGTACGCCTGTATAATTCCGAAAGCCTACACCCACGCGATTGCCACCGGCGAGATTGGGGACGAGGCCGGCATCCACGATACGTGGTGCTATCACTCTTATGAAGCGGCGAAAGCCGCGCTCGACGCTTGGGACGGCAGGGGCGACCCCGTTGGCTGGCATCGTCACCCGCCGAGCGGCAGGCGAGTTAGCGAATCGCGTGATGAGGTCGATCAAGATGGCAACGAAGTAGGCGCAATCGGCATCATTTACCGACGTTGGTGACGACCATGCATAACGACCGGCCGATGCGCGCCGACGGTCATCCGGTCATCATCATTCCGCCGGGCCGGTTCGAGCGCCTTCATTGGCGGCTCAGGCACAGACTGCCGATGTGGATCGTTTATCGCCCTATCACTCGGGAGTATCCCGGGGTCTGGGTGGCACGAATGCACGTCACCCTTCCGACCGCTAAGCCGACCCGATTTGTAATAACTCACGACACACTATCGGAACTACGGAACGTCCTGCCGCGCGGCTTGCACATGCTCAATCGCGAACAGGTAGATGCGCCGCAAATCGAGGAGATTTGGCTATGAAGAACGATCGGCCTATCAACGATCCCAAATTGCAACAGGCGCTCAACGCCATGAAGGCAACGATGGCGAAATATGGTTTCACGGGCGCCGTCATGTTGGTGGCACCGGAGGAGGCCGCATTCTTTTATGCGATGCACGCGCAGTGGTCCGCGATCCAGTCCGACGCTGACACGCCATTGGGTTTTCGCATTCGTGCCAATTCGGCGGAAGACGGCGCGGCGCTGACGCACAAGCGGGTGGAGGGCGCGGTACATACGATCTGCCAGCTATCTGACTTTGGCAGTCAGACGATGGATTGGATGGAACAGCTAAAATCGACGCTGCGATCGGCGGGCATCGACTTCGACCACAGGCCCTTCAACGGCAGACCGTTGGGGCATGTGAGCGTCCAGAAAAGACATCAGGAGGACGACTAGGAATGATCATCGCTCGCGACATGAAGCAGGCCGTAGCCAGAGCCCAGGCGGACGGCTGGGCCATCGAGAAGACATCCGGCAACCATATTCGGCTTCGCCATCCCGACGCGGCGAAGACCGTCACAGCGACATGGAACCACCCGAAGGACAGCAGGGCGGTTGCGAACTTTCAGGCCCTGTTGCGGCGGGCTTTGCGCGAAGGCACCAGCAGCGACGCGAGCCCGGCCCCAGCGAAGCCAGCGCCGAAGCGCGGTCGCCCGGTCTCCCGCGACCCGAAGCCGGCAGAGCGCATGGCGCACATTCCGCCCCCTGAGCCCATTGTCATTCTCCGGCAGGCGTTCGACAACGTAACCGCCCAGCTCGCGGATGAACGAAAGCTAACCGCAACGCTGCAACGGGAGTTGCAGGCCTTTGAAAGCCTGCGCGTCGCGGTCACCCGCATCGTCGCGGATGATCCCAGCATCATCCCGGCAAAGCGCCCGGGGCGGAAGCCGAAGGTCGCGAAGCAAGCGGAGCCGGTCGTGTTCCGGCCGCGACCGGTCGCGCATCGGATGAACGGAGCAGCATCATGAGCGAGCCGCGCCCGCGCGCCGTCGCGCGCGCCATCACCCCCGAGGAAAGCCGCCGCCTGACGCGAGAATGGCGCGAGGCCATGATGAGCGGCCCCATGTCGCTCATTGACGAACGGAACGAACTTGCTCGGCCGCCCGGCTTCCGCGTCCCTGTGTGGCTGGCGGCGCCGGTCATCGCGCTGGCGGTTTTGGCGATCTTCCTGGTGGTCGTGCTGACAGTGTGATGCGGCGCACAGCCAAAGAAACCATCGTCAGGGTGCAAGTCCCGCCAGCCTGTAGGGACGATCGGCTGCTGGTCTATGCCGAAGGTCGTCGCATGATGGCGCTTCACCCGCCTGAAAGCGGCATCGTCGCAGCGCTCAAGGGTGATCCCATTGGTTACTTCAAAGCCGTTTGGGCGGGCGCCGGCGAGGGCTGGCTCATTGGCGACCGCGTAGAGGATCAGAATTGGTGATGTTGAGTTGACACTCATGATCGGTCAAGCCCAACGGGCCGCCATCGCGGAACTGAAGACGGTTGCCGCCGCCAAACCATTCGATGCACGCGCGGCGATCGACGCCGCCCGACAGCACCGTGCGGCCTACCACGACATGATGAATACCATGTCGATCGTCCTGCCGATCGGCTACCACGTCACCTACTCGCACGAGATCCAGCCGACCGGCCTGATGCAGCACATCAGCATCAGCGTAGAGCGAGGGTTGCCGGCGCCCGAGGCGGTCAACATCATCCTCGACAATTTCGGGATGCGACCGGCCAGGGAGTCGGAAGACATCTGGCTCGAAAGCCTGGCGGACGGGATCAAGGCGGTGAACATCTTGCAGGGGGCGACAGCGTGATGCGGTCAAAACGAGATTATTGCGCCGAGGCATACCGCGTCTCGACCACGCCGAAGGGCGAACGGCGCTGGTGGCGCGCGGGCGAATTGATTCCCTGGACCCATATCGACGTGCGCACGGCGACCAAGGACGAGGTTGCTCTGATCAAGCGCTTGATCCTTGCCGACAACGCCGGCCGCGTCCCGTCCGTCGTCGTTGCCCAGCAGCTCGCCGCGTTGATGGCGAGGCCCACCGCACCCACGGCATGACGATGACCAGCAAACTCGACCACAACGTAGAGCCGGCCTGGATGTGCGTCGCGTGCGGCTACATGATGGATGCCAGCGCGCCCACTAAGGGGGAAAAATCCACCCCTGAGACGGGCGACCTGTCGCTCTGCATGAACTGCGGCAAGGTCTACTGGCGCGAGGACGCCAAATGGCGGCCAATCACCCCCGCCGAGTACGCGTCGCTGGAGCCGGAAACCCATCGCGAAATTGCACTGGCGAACTCCCACCGCGGCCGTGTCATCAGGGTAGACCTAGCCGCCAAGCCGGGCCGGGCATGAAGGACAACCGCGCCGTCACGCCGGAAACTTGCGCTTCGCCATCATGGCATTGGCCCGCTGGATGTCGAAGATCTCTAAGCCGTGGTCCGTCGATCGGAAGCCGTCGAAAAACTCCTCCATAGTCTGATCGAGCAGCGCGGCCTCGCGGACAATTTGCGCCTGATACTCGGCCTGCGTGACCAAGCCCTTGTCGAGCAGCAGCGCCGTCAGCGTGGTCGTTTCCACGCGCATGATCAGCCATTTGTCCATCAAGTCGCGCATTGCCGGGTTGCCGGCGGTCTCGATCGATTGCGTGCCATTATGCCAGCCGGCCAGCACCGTGCGCCATTTGCAGAGCTTGTTCAGCGCCGCGAGTACGTTCACCGTCATCAGTCCTATCCGTCCGTTTGCTGGACTGTGTGAAGACGCGCCGCCGCCTAGGTCAAGGACGCGGTGAAGATGTGCGCACCGGCAAATGACTTGTTGTGCGTGCGCAGCAGCCGCTTGAGCAGCGCCGGCTTGACCCCGGACGCGATCAGGTCGGCCACCAGGCCGGGCACGTCCACGCGATCCGCCTGCTCGACCACTTTGAGGCTGACCGTCACCAGTGTCCCTACATACACCGTCTCGGACGTGCCGATCGGGTAAGGCGTCGCCGTGTGATCAGGCAGCACGCCCCGCGCCACGGCCTGGCGCTTGGCCTTGTTGCGCCACGCCTCGGCGAGTTGGTTGACGATCGACGCGCCCCAATAATCCGCTGCGGCTTGCTCTGCGTCAGATGCCTGGCGGGGTAGCATCGCCTGGACGTTCTCGGCAATCGCCGCCACTGCTTGGGTAATCAGGGCGGTGCGGTCGATCGCCGCCTTTGCCGGTTCTGCCTTGGCGGGCGGCTTCGGCGCCGCCTTGCCGTTGGTGCGGGACGACTTCGGCGGCGGCGCCTTGCCGTTGCCGTTGGCGTGCGTGTTGGTGGCGACATTGGGCATCAAGTTATATCCCGTGGGCTCTTGTCGCGCCCGTGGACTCTTGCAGAAACGCGCGAAGCTCGGCCCGGTCGTTGACGCCGACGAAATCGGCCATCCACTCGCACATCGCGCAGCGCGGCGGCAGTCGGACGACAATGGCGCCGAGCCCGATTACCGGCACGGCACAATCCGAGCACGTGAACTCGCTGACATTGGGATCGTCGGCGTATTCAAGCGGTTGGACGATTTTCGTTGCGCTCATGGAGGCGGCCCGATCGCGCCGCGCACGTCCGGCCGGCTAGAGCCGGATTTCGCCGCCTTCGGGCGCCCGCGTTTGCTTGCAGCGGCGGGTTTCGCGCGGTCGGCGGCAACGTCGGCGAAGGTCTGGCCGGTGGACTCAAGCCTCGCGGCTTTGCCGATGAAGGACTGCCAGCGAAGCACGGCGACATCCACATAGGCCGGAGCGAGTTCGATGGCGTGGCATGAACGACCATTTTTCTCGGCCGCGATGATGGTGGAGCCGGATCCGCAGAACGGCTCGTAAGCGATATCGCCGGGGTCGGAGAATGCGGTCAGCATCTCGGCCGCCAGCGCCACGGGGAACACGGCGGGGTGGCTCCCAGCATCGCCCAAGCCGCCCTTGTGGCGCATGACGCGAATCACGCTGTCAGGAATCTTGGTCGGCTGCAGGTTCTTTTCGGGACTGCTGACTTTGCCCATCTTGCCGTCTTTCCCGCGCAACGGGCCGCCATGCCCGAAGGCGATGCTGGCGGCGAGCTTGGCCTTGGTCTTACGCGCACCCTCGGCCGCCCGGTTGAAGTGAAAGACGAACTCATGCGAGGGCGCTAGGCGGCCATTCCAATTGCCCGGCAGGCCGGGCCCTTGGTCCCACACATACCAGCCGAACCGGCGCCAGCCCTGCGCGCGCATCCAGGCGATCCAGCCGTCCCAGTAGGGCACCCATTCATTGTCGCGATGCACCATGCCGAGGTTCACCAGCACTTGCCCGGCTGGCGCCATCGGCGGCAGCGCGGCGAACACGCCGGACATGAGCGCGTCCCAATCGCTAATCCCGCCGCTTTCATAGTCGCGTTGCTGGGCATATGGCGGCGACGTAAAACAGACGTCAGCGGTCATACCATCCATTAGGGTCGCCACCGCAGCCGCGTCGCTGCTGTCGCCGCAGATCAGCCGGTGCGCTCCCATCATCCACACATCGCCCAGCCGCGTCACCGCCACCGCTGGCGTCTCGGGCACGTCCTCCGGGTCGGTCATGCCAGGCTCGTCGCCGAACAGCCGCAGCAACTCGCCAGCGTCAAAGCCCGTGAGCGCCAGATCAAAGCCCAGGTCGCGCAGCTCGCCCAGCTCCAGCGCCAGCAGCTCGTCATCCCATCCAGCATCTAAGGCCAGCCGGTTATCAGCGAGCACATAGGCCCGGCGTTGCTTCGCCGTCAGGTGCGACAGCGCCATCGTCGGCACCATCTCGATCCCGAGTTGCAGCGCCGCGAGCACCCGTCCGTGCCCCGCGATGATGCCGCGCCGGCCATCGGTCAACACCGGGTTGGTGAAGCCGAACTCACGAATCGACGCCATGATTTTTGTGATCTGTGCCGACGAGTGGGTCCGCGCATTGTTCTCATAGGCAACCAGCGTGTCGGTTCTCGCCATGACGATGCGCGGGTCGCCAGCCCCGCGCGAGCGCCCGTGAGGCGGCGACTGTATGGAGTCAGTCCCTACAATAACGCCCCCTTCAGCCTCGCGCGCGCGCCCGCGCGGGCGCCCGCGCGCCTGCGGAGTAAAATTATCCGGGTCAGCGGGGCGCGCGCCCCCCTCGCCCGGCGCGGGCGCCAGCGGCGCGGCGGCGACGACGGGCTTGGGGGCGTTAGGAGTCCCCTTCTTCCTTCCTCCCGTCTTTCGTCCGAGCATCGACTGACCTACGCTGCCAAATACTTGCTAGACGAATCGCCCGGGCGCGCGTGCGTGTACCGAGTCGTAGTGGTCAGCGACGCATGGCCAAGCGTTGTCTGCACCACATGCACCGGCGCCCCGCGATCGAGCGCGTGCGACGCATGACTATGCCGAAGGTAGTGCGCGGACACGCTTGACGGCAATTTCGCGCGCTTAACCGCCGCTTTTACGATCAAATGGACCATCGCGCGGCTTAGCGCGCACCCCCGGCTAGAGTGAAACACCGGATCATCCGGCTTGGCCGCCTCGCGCAACGCCTCGAGGCGCGACCACATAGCCGGCGGCAGCAGGATCACCCGCGTCTTGCCGCCTTTGCCGAATACCGTCGCCTGACCCGAATCGTCGCGCGCCACCAGGTCGCGCCAACAGAGTCCACACACCTCAGAGATCCGCAGGCCTGCGATGTAGAGCAGACGGAGTATCGCCGCGTTGCGCTTGATCAGCCGCCCCCGGCGCCCCGGGCTGTCGGCGTGCCAGAGCAAGCGCTGCACCTGTTCCTCGGTCATGATCCGCTCGGCGAGCGTGTCTTTGATCGAGGGCAGCCGGATCGGCGCGCCCACGTTGTACGGCAGATAACCGACACGATGGCCGAAGGCGATCAGCGACTTGATGGCGGACAGCCGCCGACACTGTGTCGCCTCGGACAGCGCGGTCAGTGTTGCGGCGAAGTCCTGCAGGTCGCGCACCGTGAGTTGGCGCAGCGGCTTGGTCGTGAACGCCTGAAACGCCCGCAGGTCGCTGACATAGGCGAGGCCCGTATTCGTCCTGCCCACAGAGTCCAGCCGGTATTGGTTCAGCCATAGCGCCAGCATGTCGGCATCATTCGACGCCTGCACCGTCATGGCTTGGAGAGCGCGATTCATGGTGTGGCACGCCTCCAAATTAACTCGACATAACGGGTCTTATGTTGAGCGCAGAAGGGTCTAATCAGGCCGCCTCGACCGCTCTGATTTCGCGGCGCAGCACGTTGATCGTCACCCCGTCGCCGCCGCCCAAAATGCGCAGCAGGACGCGGACGCGCCGGGCGCTCGACCATTGGACAATGCCTGTGAACCCGACCACTCGGCTGGCCAGAAGCTCGACCTCCGAGCCGATCGGATACTGGTCCCTGAGCATCTGCCGCACGTTGGCCGGCGGCTCGGCCTCATAGATACAATCGTTTAGCTCGCATTCGGAGCGGATCGCCGCCATCTCCGCCTCCGGCATGGCGGCCGGCATCCCCGGGCTGGTGCCAAGCACGCCCTCGATCCCGCGCATTCGATTGATGCTGTGCCACGCTGGATCAACGCGATCGAACCGGCAGAACAAGTATCGATCGAACAGAGGCGTGAGCAACGGCCGACCGCCAGAATGGATCTCGCTCATGGGCAGCGAGGCCACCATCGGCGAGAACACCTCGAAGCCGCTAAGCCGCAACTCGGTGTCGGCGATCGTCTCCATATCATAGACGGTGCGGACGCAATGCCAGCGTGGCCCTAAGACGAAAGGCGGTGCCACGGGAATTTCGGCCGTCTTGGGGCCGGATCCGGCGCGGGCGCCGCCGCTGTTTGGACGGGCGCCGCCGCTGTTTGGACGGGCGCCGCCGCTGTTTGCACGCGCACCTCCGGTGTTGGGTCGCGATCCCCCGGTGTTGGGTCGCGATCCCCCATGCCCAAACTTGATGATGCTGCTGCTGAATAGACCGCTCATTCGAGAATTGCTCCCGCACGGCGCACTGATTCCAAAGCAAAGAATCGGCGCCGTGAATAAGGGACGTTTCGGCGAATGACGACTCTATTTTTGCGAAATAGTCAATAAGTTACGCGCGCGCCGTGAAACATTCGTTGCTGATGGCATCGCGATGAAAGCGATTCGGTCGCATTAAAATGCACCGCGCGCGCGCCTTAAATCGGCGTATTTTCCGTAATTTCTGTTGCGTATTTTCAGTCTATTTCCGCGCAATTTCTGTAGTGAATATTCGGTCTATTTCACGCGATTTTTGTTGAGCATATTCGGTCTATTTTCGTTGTGCGTTGTGCCGCCTGCACGGCCGAAAAATGGACAAAAAAAAGCCGGCCCCCTGCATCGGGGACCGGCGTTTTTCAGTTCAACGGGTGCGGCGAATTTGCCTAGAGCGGGTCGATCGACTGGTCGAAAGCGTCGGCGAACCAGCGGTGAAGGTCGGCTTGCGTGTGCAGCCCATCAACCGCCTGGCGTAGTAGATCGATCCCGGGTCCCTGCCACGGCGCCGCCATCCACTGCCGCAGATAGGCGCGCATCGCGGCGATCTGCGCAGCGGTCATCGGACTGCGGTTGAGATAGGCTTCCACGGCCGGGCGCAGCACGCCGGACGTTTCATACATCCAATAGTTTGGCGCGTTGCCTCCCAGCACCATGGGCGCTCAGGCCAGCGCCGGGCCGCGCCGGGCGGCTTCCGCCGCGAGCTGGTCCGCGATCAACTCTAACTGGGCAGCGGCTCGGACATGGCCGCCAGCCGCCATATCCCGCGCGTCGGCCGCCACGGCGTCATAGGCGATCAGCAGATCCTCGGCGCCGATATCGCTGGCCAGCAGGGCCGCCAGAGCGGCCAGGAACTCTGGATCGGTGCCGGGTGCCAGATCGTAGAGCCGGCGCCGCCAGCCCACCTCGAGGACCAAGCGC